GTCAAGATGCTTTTTCAACAGATGATGCAGGAAATAAAATAGCGACAAGTGTAACAGCAACAACAAATAAACAGGCTTTCAATATGACTAGAGGTTCAAAGATAGAACCTCTAAATCATGGAAATGGCAAACTATCATTTAAGGAATTTTATCAAACTAATGCAAATGTGATTTGCGCATCAATTGGAATACCTCCAAACGTAGCGTTTTCAATTTACAATGATTCTTTTAGTGCTTCAAGAACAGCAACAAAAGACTGGGAACACACAATAAGTTTTGAGCGTGATGATGTTACAAATCAATTTTACGCTCCAATATATGCTTTCTTCTTGCATATTCAGATAATTGAAGGGTTGGTTGTTTTGCCCGGGTATTTAACAGCGCACAAAAACGATAACTATTTAGTTTTAGAAGCTTATAGAAATTGTAGATTTACGGGGCCTATGTTCCCACATATTGACCCATTGAAAGAGGTAAAAGCAGAACGTGCTAAATTAGGCAAACTAGCTGAAAATATGCCATTAACAACATTAGAAAAATCTACAGAAACATTATACGGTGGTGATTCAAGAGCCAACATGGAACAGTTTGGGCGTGAAATGCAAGAAGCTATTGATAATGGAATTGAGGAGGAGCAAGTGATTATAAAGGATGAGTAAATTAAAAACTCCGAGTGTTATTGCTCGGAGTTTTTTGTTGTTAATAAGTTATTTTCTGAATTTTACCCGCTCCAATTATAGCTCTTTATATTGTATTTTTTTAATTTCTTCTTTTAACTTTTTAATATCCATAATTTCTATCTATTTGTTCTTTTAAATATCTCTGTATAATCAGCATCTTTGCCACCACACCACCAAGATTTAACATTGTCAATTATTGTATCTTCTAACCAGCAAGATCGAAAATCTAAAGTCAATACACTTCTCTTTCCAATCCATTCTCCGTTGACGATTTTCCAAACAATATTATTTTTATCTAAAAATAACGATTTTCCATCAAGTTATTTAGATATTATTTCTCCAACAAAATTGGAATAGTTATTATAATTCATTTATTTTTTGTATTCTCTTCGATTTTTAAATAAGTGTTTTCAATTTTATCGGATAATTATCGACAAACAAATCTAACTTTAACCTAATCAACTGCTCAATCGTTAACCCCTTATTTGTGGCAATTTTATAAATTTTGTGAAAAACTTCGTCTGGAACACCAGAAATTTGAATGTGTTTTTTTCCATGGGGAATATGACGTTCTAAAAAATCTAAATTCTCCTCAATAATTTCATTTAGCATTGGCCTCATTAAACTAGGTGCTGTTTTCTCATGGTCTTTCAGAATTAGAACCAAATTATCATGTAAGCTTTCAGGTACTGCTCGAAGTCTTATGTTTTCATAGTGTAAATATAATATTTAATTTGCCATAATAAGGCAAATTAATATAAAAAATTAATTTAAGCATATATTTTTACAACAATGAACGAATTTTTAATATACGGATCAATTAACAGTTATACGTCTTCTGAATTCATCAAATCGATGCATGATGCAGAAGGCGACATTACTGTTAGGCTTAATACAGGAGGGGCGAGCCTGACTACGGTTTTGGAATGGTCGCTAAATTCAAGGAATACACGGGTAAAAAGACAGTTAAAATTGACGGTAAAGCCTATTCAATGGGTGCTTATATAGCAATGTATGCAGATGATGTTGAAGCCTTAGATGTTTCAAATTTGATGATACATAGAGCCGCATATCCTACATGGTTTGAGGAGTCGGAGTATTTTACAGATGGTTTGCGACAAAATCTAGTTGATACCAATAAATCACTAGAGGCTGCATTAAGAGGAAAAATTGACGTTGAAGAATTCGAGAAATTAAAAGATGTGAAAGTCAAAGACATCTTCTCAATGGATGATAGAATAGACGTATTTTTAACAGCTAAAGAAGCTAAAAAAATTGGTTTAGTTTCTAAGATTATTAAAATCACTCCTAGTAAAGCTGCAGAAATTAACTCACACGTTAAAATTGCAGCAGAAATTGCAGCAGACCTAACGGTAACTGCACCAGAAGCAGAAAAAAAGGATATAAAACAAACAAATATAAATATGAATAAATCAGAGTTAAAAGAAAAGCACCCTGAGTTATACGCTGAAATCGTAGGATTAGGAGTAGAAAAGGAAAAAGAGAGAGTATCAGCTTGGACGAAATGGAACGAAATTAACGCTGAATTAGCGATGAAAGGAATTGAAGGAAAAGAAGACGTTAAGGCTTCTGATATTTCAGAATTTCAAGTTTCAGCTTTAAAAGCAATTCAAAAAGCAGGTGTTGAAAAAGACAGTGTTCCAGATGTGGGTGTTGATGGTAAAGTTATCACTCCGAAATCAGAACTTACAGCATATGAAGAACTAGAAGCTAAAATGAACGCTAACTTAACTGAGCGTGGTTTATTAATCTCAAAAACGAAATAAGATGGGAGCAACAGTAGTAACTAATACAGATAGTCAACTTCATGTAGACTATGATGTAGCGAAGATTTTCCTAGGTAAAAATCGTTACGCAACAGGGACGTATACAAATGGAACAGGTGCATCAGTCACACTTGCAGCAGGGACACTCTTAGGACGTGTTTCAGCAGACGAATTGTTATTACCACTTGTAAGTGGTGCGGTTGATGACAGTAATATACCATTAGGTATATTGTCGCACACAGTAACAGTAGCAAATGGCGCAACTAAGAACTTGACATTTGCCGTTGAGGGAGATATTGCACAAGAACTTGTTATATTCCAAGGTTCAGATGATTACGCAACAGTAGTAGCTGAAAGAACTTTGAGAGATAGAATAGGAGCTGATACGGTGGGTATCAAATTAGTAAGTACAACCGAAAATACAATTTTCGACAATCAATAAAATTATTAAGATGAAAAATATATTAGGATTAATTCTAACAATTTTAGTGATAGCGCCATTTGCTGGTAGCTACACTTTAGAAGCAACTTTTGGAGTTCTAGGACTTGGAGCAATTGCTTATCAATTTGCACCTTCAGGTGTGCTATTTAATATTCCAATTGTGGATGCAAGAGGTTTGTTCACGGAATCATTGGTTTCTGTTTACCGTGAGAAGGTTTCAGTAACTTCATTTTTGCGCTCGTTCTTTGAGCCAATTGAAGTTATGACAAAAGAGGTCTCAATTTCGGTAAGACGTGGAAGTGAAAAAATAGCAGTAGACGTTGTAACTTACTCAGATGGAAATCGAAATTCATTTGATAAGTCAAGCGAGAAAATATTTGTGCCGCCTTTTTATCATGAATATTTGACAGCAAACGACCATCGTTTATATGATCAAGTTATTACAGCACTTTCACAAAGTAATACAACTTACTTTGCAGAAATGACTGCTGAATTAGCAGAAGATTTAATGGATTTGCAAAATAAAATTGAACGTGCAGTTGAATTGCAATGTTCTCAAGTTTTGCAAACGGGTGTTTTAACATTGAATAGTAGAACTGACATTAATTTCAATCGAAAAACATGCTTCAATTGTAGCTTACAACGCTGCAAATGACTTTGATATTGCTACGGTTGATCCAAGATTTGTTTTAGAAAACGGATGTAATTTCATTCGCCAACAAGGAAAATCACAAGGTGGAACATTAAATGCTATCATGGGAGGTGAAGCATTGAACGCATTAATTAATAATACTTTGATTAAAGAAAGCTCAGACCTTGAAATGTAGACCTTGGAACAATTAGAGAACCACAGCGAAACGCAGTTGGTGGAACATTGCATGGTCAATTGTCATGTGGGTCTTACAAGGTAAATATTTGGACTTACCCAGAATTTTATGATACAGCTGGAGGAACTTCTACACCATATATTGACCCTAAAAAAGTAATATTAATTCCTGAAAATCCTAAATTCAAATTAGTTTCAGCAGCAGTGCCGCAACTAATTGAAAACGGAAGTGTGCCACAAGTGGGTGCTTATTTAATTCAGGAATTTATAGACAGAAAAAGAACAGCGCATGAGGTGCATATCAAATCAGCACAGGTAGTTATACCAGTTGCAGTTGACCAGATATATACGGTAACTGTTCTTAATTAATCACATTTTAAAGGGTTGAAATACACCCTTTAATTTTAAATTGCACCAGTATGAAATATTATAAAGTTTTAAAAGGAAATGTTGGAGGTTTCGGAAACAAAACGCACTCAAAAGGTAGCACGGTAACCAATGAAATGTTTCCAAATGGAAACGCAAAGACACTTTGTGAAATGGG